AACAAAAATAGCAAAAAGACTTTCCGAGCCAGAAGTCCCAAAAAAAGCCAGTTTGGCGGACGTCTATGTAGAAAGTCCTCGTCTTGACCCCGATAAAATTGGCGAAAGCCTGCTGGATCGAATGCCTAATCCCACGGGGTGGCGTATTTTAATTCTTCCGTACCAAGGAAAGGCCAAGACGGCTGGCGGTGTGTTTCTTCCGGGCTCTGTTCAGGAAAAAAGCCAAATATCCACGCAAGCGGGATACGTCTTAAAACTGGGACCGTTGGCATACAAGGACTCCGAAAAATTCCCAGACGGGCCGTGGTGCCAAGAGAAACAATGGATCATGTTTGCTCGTTATGCGGGTTCTCGTTTTGAGATTGATGGTGGAGAAGTTCGCATCTTAAACGATGACGAAATTCTAGCGTCAATTCTTGATCCCGAAGACATTCATCATTTGTAAGGTATTTTTTTATGTCTCAAGACACTAACACGGTCGAACTAGACGTCGGCGACGCGGAAGAGACCGAAGTTGAACTTCCCGAAAGTGGGATTGAGGAAGGAATTGAAACTTCTCCCGAGGCTGATGATTCTTCTGAAAACTTTCAACGGGCCGAAACGGCAACTCAAAAACGAATTGACCGCCTAACCAAAAAAATGCGGGAAGCGGAACGTCGCGAACAAGAAGCTGTTCGTTACGCTCACGCCGTTCAGAGCGAAGCCACTCAGCTAAAAAGCCAAGTAGAGGCTTTGGACACAAACTATGTTTCGGAATACTCTAACCGAGTTACGTCTGAAATGGAGCGCGTGGAAGAACAACTGGCTCGGTCCATAGAGTTGGGTGATTCCGCAGCCACAGTAGAGGCTCAACGAAAGCTTACGTCTTTGGCGATTCAAGCAGATCGCGCGGCGCAGGCGAAGCTTCAACAAGAAAACTCGCGAAACCAAGCTTTTGCGGCGCAACAATATCAACAGCAACAGCCGCAACAGCAACAGCCGCAAGCGGCAGCCGTAAAAAGTCCTGACGCAAAAGCGGAACAGTGGGCGCTTAGGAACTCGTGGTTTGGTCAAGACGAAGCAATGACTTATGCCGCCTTCGGAATACACAAATCCCTTGTAGAAAATGAGGGGTTTGACCCAAGCGGTTCAGAGTATTACACTGAGCTGGATCGTCGTATCGCTGATAAATTTGGCGGCGGCGCAAAAACCTCCAGCAGGCGGCCCGCTCAAACGGTTGCTGGTGCTTCGCGAACACCAAATGGGCGCACAGGAAAGAAGGTTCGACTCACCCCGAGCCAAGTGGCAATAGCCAAAAAATTGGGTGTGCCGTTAGAAGAATACGCGAAATACGTGAAGGATTAAGAACATGGCCGAGCAAGAAGAATTTTCTGTAGGTTCGTCCGTGGACCGCACTCCTCGCGCAAAAAAAACTCGGGAGAAGAAGGCTATGCGTAAGCCTTGGGCTCCCCCGTCTATGCTCGATTCACCGCCCGCACCGGATGGTTTTAGGCATCGTTGGATTCGCGCCGAAACGCGTGGTTTTGACGATACTAAAAACGTCAGTTCTAAACTCCGGGAAGGTTGGGAACTTGTCCGTAAGGATGAGCACCCTGACTTTGAAGCCCCGGTAGTTGATTCGGGAAAATACGAAGGTGTGTTCGGCGTCGGCGGCTTGCTTCTCGCACGGATTCCGGAAGAGACCATTCAAGAACGCACCGAATACTTCGGTAATCGTAACCGCGATCAAATGAATGCTGTTGACCACGACATGATGCGCGAGAACGCACATTCCTCCATGCGGATCAGCAACGCTGATCGGCAATCTCGTGTAACCTTCGGCGGCCCTAAATAACAGGTCCGCCCCTTTAGGAGAACAACCAATGGCAAATCAAAACACTGCCTACGGTCTTCGCCCTATTGGGATGGTTGGCAGCGGTGTAAATTCTACTGGCGTTACTCAGTACGAAATTGCTTCCAACAACACTAACGCTATTTTTCAATACAGCATCTGCGTGCCTCTGGCGGCCGGTGTTATTGACCAAGCGGGTGCCACTTCAGGCGGCACCACACAGGCGTTGGGCGTCCTTATGGGTGTGGAATACGTGGATTCGGTTTCTAAGAAACCGATCTTTATCAATTATTGGCCCGGCTCCGGCTCGGTTAGTGTTGATACCAACCACCCGGTTAAGGCTTTTGTGGCCGATAACCCCGATCAGCTTTTCAAAGTTGCTTCAGATGCGTCCCTTACGGACCGTGCTACGGCTCTTGCGGCGGTATTCGCCAATGCGTCCTTGGGCACGTCGGCTCGTACGGGTTCGACGGACACGGGCTCGTCTAACAGCGCGCTTAGTGTTTCTTCCGTAGCGACGACAGCAACGCTACCGCTTCGAGTTGTCGGCATCATGGACGATGCTGCAAACTCCGATTATGCGGCAGCGGGTATTCCGCTGATCGTTCGTCTAAACGCGCACTTTAACGCTGGTTCTCGGAGGTTTGATTCTCAGACCACCGCAGATTCCACCGGCATTTAAGGAGGGCTAAGAAATGGCTATTTCTCGCGCACAACTTGCGAAAGAGCTTGAGCCCGGCCTTAATGCGCTGTTTGGTCTTGAGTATGATCGTTACGAAAACGAGCACGCTGAAATCTTCGAGGAGGAGTCTTCGGACCGCGCCTTTGAAGAAGAGGTGATGCTTGGTGGTTTCTCCACGGCACCTGTTAAGAGTGAAGGCAACGCCATCACTTTTGATGATGCTCAGGAAACGTATACCGCTCGGTACACGCACGAAACCATTGCGCTGGCATTTTCGGTTACTGAGGAGGCTGTTGAAGACAACCTCTATGACCGTCTTGCCTCGCGTTACACCAAGGCTCTGGCCCGCTCTATGGCCCAGACCAAGCAGATTAAAGCGGCTGCCATCTTGAACAATGCGTTCACGGCGGGTGCTTCTGCAATTGGTGACGGCGCAGCGCTTTGCTCCACGGCACATCCAAGTCTTTCCGGCAATCAACGTAACCTTCTTTCCACGGCGGCTGATCTTAACGAGACGTCCCTGGAACAGATGCTTATTGATATTGCAGGTCTGACGGACGAACGTGGTCTGAAGATTGCTGTTCGCGGTATGAAGCTCATTATTCCAAAAGAGCTTCAGTTCATTGCGGAACGAGTTATTAACTCGAACCTCCGCTCTGGTACTGCCGACAACGACCTCAATGCCATGAAGACCATGGGTATGCTTCCTGACGGCGCGGTAGTTAATCACTTCCTCGTTGATACGGACGCATTCTTTATTAAGACCGACGCTCCAAACGGTTTCAAATACTTCAATCGATCTCCGATTAAGACGGCGATGGAAGGTGATTTTGACACCGGCAACATGCGCTTCAAAGCGCGTGAACGCTACAGCTTCGGTGTTTCCGATTGGCGTTCTGTGTTCGGTACTCCCGGCGCAGCGTAAAACGACAGGTTTTACCTGCCGTCGAGAAGGGGCTTCCCGAAAAGGGGGGCCCCTTCTTTTTTGTTTACTTTCTTGTTAGAATGACACCTGTGGGCATTAAAAAAGCTTTGCAGACAGGTCCCTGCCCTCCTGACGTTGCACAGACTGCAAGGCAAACCCTTGTGCATGAGGTGAAGATATGGCTTCGACAACTTTTTCCGGTCCGGTCCGTTCTGAAAACGGCTTCCAGACAGTTTCAAAAAACGCGACTACCGGTACTATTACGGTCACCAGCGGCAGCAAAATGGCCGTGGAGGCCGAAGGTGGTGCAGGTATTGAAGGCACCGCGGAAACTTACATCACGCAGGTGGAGCGCTTTAAAAGCGACGTAGACACTAACGTAAACCTCGTTAAAACCACTATTATGCTAGACCTTACCGGTCTTCAGTCCACCGCCGCCGGTGACATTATCGGCAAGAACGGCTCGGGCGTAGCATACTTGGGTCAGGTTACGACGGCCAATTCGGGTGTTGTCTTTGGCGTTACGATGGAGTGTTTTGAAGCTCCGGCGGGCGGCGACCCCGACATTGACCTCTATTCTGCCACGGAAGCAACTGGCGTTGAGGACAGCCCGATCAGTGATCTAACGGAAACACTGATTATCAACGCAGGTGATGCCGCTGTCGGTACGCGTGTGGCGGGCGGTACTATTGTTGCCGACCAGTACCTGTATTTGGTCGCAGGGTCTACTACGGACGCTGCATACACCGCGGGACGTTTGGTAATCACCATCTTGGGCTATGACGTAGCCTCGTAAGGAGTGAGTTATGGCAGATACCGTTGCGTCTCAAATTATTGAAGACGGTCCGAAATATGCGGTAATGAAGTTTACCAACCTTTCGGACGGCACGGGCGAAAGCGCCGTGGCAAAAGTAGACGTGTCTGCTCTGGAAAATAGCGCAGATGGCGACGCCTGTACTGGCGTCGTCATTGAGCGAATTTGGTGGCAGTGTATCGGTATGAAAGTACAGATACTGTGGAACGCCACTACAAACTTGTTCTGTATTGAACTGGGTGAAAACCAGAGCGGCTCTCATGATTATACGGTGTTTGGGGGCCTTACAAACAACGCGGGCGACGGTAAAAACGGCGACGTTTTGTTTACCACAATTGGCGCGACTTCCGCCGACACTTATACAGTGATTATGTATCTCCGTAAAAAGTTCGGTTAAACTGGTTAAAGGTTGGGGCGCGGCTAAAATATAACAGGCGCGCCCTTTCCCTTAAACAAACGGAGGTAAAACTCTAATGGCCACTACAAAAAACGTTACGCGGACGCCCTCCGGACGAATAAAATACCGAGGCGAAACATTCGCTGGTTTTAACAAGCCGAAACGAACACCGGGTAAAAACAAAAAAAGCGCTGTTCTTGCCAAAAAAGGCTCCGAGATCAAGTTGGTTCGTTTTGGCGACCCAAAGATGTCCATCAAAAAAGATCAGCCCAAACGTCGAAGCAATTTCCGGGCTCGGCATTCTTGCGACACCGCGAAAGACAAATTTTCCGCTAGGTATTGGTCCTGCAAAGCTTGGTAAAGTTGTATGGAGTAGGGAATGGCCTATTCGCGCAAGTCTAAAAAATCTTCTTCAAAAAGCAAAGGAAGCAAGATATGCCCGGCAGGCAAAGCCTGGGCAGAGCGTACCTTTGACACGTACCCCTCCGCGTATGCGAATATGGCGGCCTCAAAATATTGTAAGGACCCCAACTACGCCAAAAAGGCGAAGGGTAAAAAAAGTGGGTGAGTTAAAAAAATGGCGCGACCAAGATTGGGTTAGAATAGGCACGGACGGTAAAATCAAAGGTGCCTGTGGGACGTCTAAAAACAAAAAGAACCCTGACCGGTGCTTGCCCCGCAGCAAAGCGAAGAGCCTCACTCAATCAGAGCGCGCCGCTACAGCTCGTAAAAAGAAAAAAGGAGGCGCAAGGGGGGAAAACGTTGTTCCCAACACAAAAAGCGCAAAAGTAAAAAACATGGCACGGGGTGGCGTTGTTGCGCGGGGCTGTGGAGCGATTATGAACAATCGACGCAAAGTAACGAAGGGCTCTGTAAGGCAATCATGACCTTAGATTTTTTGACACCTTCTTTGGATACGGAACAAGCGGTGCATCAAGAGCTTCTAGATTGGTCTTCCGATGTTTTGTCAAAAGCTAGTCCTCACTTTAATGACCTTCCACCGTGCCCTTACGCTCAACAAGCTTGGCTATCCGACAGTGTTTCTGTCATGTTTAAATACGAAAACAACAAGCAATGTCTATACAGCGCGATTTCCCGGTTTGACGATTTGTTTGACCTCGCCATAATTGTAGACTTTAAATTTGACGAAGACCCCAAAGTTTTTCACGATTATCTCGATCAACTGAACGACGTCATTTCTGAGGGCATGTTCATAGACAAGGACATGTGGGTTATGGGTTTTCATCCACATGACGAGGAAAGCGAATTTGTGCAGGACGTGGACTTTGAACCACGCCTAGTAACAGAATATGCGATGATTTTTGTTCAACGTTTATCTAAGTTACAACAGGCAGCAGACAAGCTGGATAAAAAAGGTTATTATAACGTATACGACGATCAATATAACGCCCGTGAAATCTATGAAAAGCGGGACCGTTTTCACAGGAGACTAGAAAATGGCTATGAAACCTAGGCGATTTAGCAAAGGCGGTTCTGTCGTTTGGTTGGGGGCGGCTTCGCCGGGGGCAGCTTCTTCCCCGCCTTCCGGCTCGGACACAACGGTTGGTGATTCAGATTTTGGTGCTGACGTGGATGCCCAGAACAAAGAGAATGAAAAGAATATGCCGAAACCGCCTCCCGCGCGTAAGGTGCCTGAGAAGAAGATGCGCGGCGGCGGCATGGTTAAGAAGAAGCCTGTGCCGAAGAAGATGCGCGGCGGCGGCATGGTTAAGAAGATGCGCGGCGGCGGCATGGTTAAGAAGAAATAGCCGACCCTTTCGCATTGGTTTTGTAGGGGCTTAGAAATGGCCACGTCCGGCAGCAAAGATTTTGAGTTAGACGTCTCGGAATACATCGAAGAGGCGTTTGAACGTTGCGGTTTTGAGGTTCGTACCGGTTACGACCTCAAGACCGCAAAGCGTTCGTTAAATTTGTTGTTGGCGGATTGGGCCAACCGCGGGCTTAATCAATGGACCATCAAACAACGCTCTGTAACCATGATTCAGGGTGATGGCGAATACGCTTTAGGCGAAGACGTTATCGACGTTTTGTCGGTGGTTGTCCGCCGAGACAGCACGGATTACTCGCTAGGCCGTCTTAGTCGTGACAACTACCTAACCATTCCAAATAAAACCACCCAAGGTCGGCCCAATCAATTTTTTGTGGATCGTCAAGTCAACCCAAACCTCAAAATTTGGCCCATCCCGGACAACAGCACTGATGTTATTTACTACGACGCGTTGACCCGAATGGACGATGCCGACACGTTTGTAAACACCATGGACATTCCGTTCCGGTTTTATCCATGTTTGGCAGCAGGCTTGGCTTACTACCTGTCTTTGAAACGAGCCCCGGACCGCGCCCAGCTTTTAAAAGCTGTTTATGAAGAGGAGTTTCAACGCGCCGCAGAAGAAGACCGGGACAGAGCTTCCTTTAACGTTGCCCCTAAGTATGATTACTATGGGAGCCGTTAATGGCTAAATTTGCAACGGGAAAGGACTCTTGGGCGATCTGTGATCGTTCGGGTTTTCGTTATCCTTACCGAATTATGAAAAAAGAATGGAACGGACTTTTGGTGGGTCCGGACCAGTATGAGCCCAAACAACCTCAACTAGGCCCGTTCCGTAAAGTGTCTGACCCGGAGGCTTTAAAAGATGCTAGGCCGGACAAAGTGGAACCTTTGGACGTTTACGCGGGTCTACCTTTGATCGAAGACCCTAATCTGCGGCCTTGTCCGGGTTTTGGGCAAGTCGGCCAAGTCACGGTGAGCACGCCATGAGTTTTACATACGACGAGCTAAAAACAGCGCTTCAAGATTACACGGAAAACGACGAGACGTCTTTCGTAAACAATCTTCCGGTGTTTATTCGTTTGTCCGAGGAGCGAATATTAAAGAACGTTCAGCTCAGCTTGTTTCGAAAAAACGTTAGCGGGACTATGACCGCCTCCAACAAATATTTGGCCGTTCCGTCGGATTTTTTAGCGCCGTTCTCATTGTCTTTTGTGGACTCTGGTGGGGATCACGAGTTTCTTGACTTTAAAGACGTGGACTATGTGCAAACTTTTAATCCCGACGCTTCGACAACGGGAGACCCTAGATATTATGCCGTTTTTGACATAAATTTCTTTATTCTTGGTCCTACACCGAGTGCAAATTCCACGACTGAATTGCATTATTTTTACCGACCCGCCAGTCTCACGGCAGGGTCGGGCAGCGGAACTACGTGGCTCAGTGAGAATGCGGAGTTAACCTTGTTGTATGGAAGCCTTATCGAAGCGTATTTATACATGAAGGGGGAGCCGGACCTTATGGCTCAATACGAGAAGCGTTTTGCAGAAGCCCTTACGGGACTTAAAATGTTTGGTGAGTCAAAAGAAGTTACGGATCAATACCGTACCGGAATGTTGATTAGGCCGAAACAATGAATGTAGAACCGATGCAAGCTAATCCCGCGTCTATTTTTGACGTTGCCGTTCACACTACAAACAACCGCGGATTTACTCCGGAGGAAATCGCAGAACGGTGCGCCGATAAAATTTTATCCGTGTCGGAAACCGCGCCCGCTGCAATTCGGGATCAAGCGCACGTTTTTCGTACAAGGATGGTTAAACTTCTTACTTTTTACTTGGGCGAGGCCGCAAAAAACGACCGAACCACTGTTTTTAACGCCCTCATGGACGCCGGTCATCCCGACCTCGCCGAACTAATTAGGAGACTTTGATATGGCCTTTAGCGGGAACTTTATGTGCACCTCGTTCAAAAAAGAGCTGATGCTGGGCGCACACGATTTTGATGCCTCTTCGGGGGACACGTTTAAAATTGCTTTGTATACGTCTTCGGCCACGCTTAATGCCGCTACAACCGCGTATGCTACTACCAACGAGACTAGCGGAACGGGGTATACCGCCGGAGGTGGGGTACTTACCGCGGTAGACCCCACCACTTCGGGAACTACGGCGTTTGTGGATTTTGCGGACGAGACGTTTTCTAGCGCGACCATCACCGCTCGCGGGGCTCTTATCTATAATACTACGCCGAATACCACTTCGATTGCGTTGACTAATCCGTCCGTCATTGTGTTGGATTTCGGTAGCGACAAGGCGTCCACTTCGGGAGCTTTCACCATTGTGTTCCCAACGGCAGACGCAAGTACGGCGATTATTCGGATCGCCTAAATGTCTGACGCCACCGTTTTTTTTAAAGGCTGGAATTCTTCTTCCGGTGGATGGGGGGACGGTGCCTGGGACGGCGAGGCCGCCCTTCCGGGAGCGACATCGGCTGTAACTTCGGTAACGGTTACCGCAAACGCAAACGCGCCTGTCACGGGTTTATCGGCGGTTTCCTCCGTAGGATCGGTAACGGTTACCGCAAACGCAAACGCGCCTGTCACGGGTTTATCGGCGGTTTCCTCCGTAGGATCGGTAACGGTTACCGCAAACGCAAACGTGTCTGTCACGGGTTTATCGGCGGTTTCCTCCGTAGGATCGGTAACGGTTACCGCAAACGCGGACGTGTCTGTCACGGGTTTATCGGCGGTTTCCTCCGTAGGTTCCGTACTTGTTTGGGGGACGATTGTCCCAAGTCAAAATCCAGGGTATAATACTGTGTCGCCGACACAGACTCCGTCGTATGGTGGCGTGTCGCCGACACAGACGCCCGACTGGAATGAAATAGCAGCATAGGGTAATAAAATGCCAAGCACTTATACTTTAAATAACGGCATCACTTTAATTGCTAGCGGAGAAGGCTCCGGAACCTGGGGCGACACCACTAACGTAAACCTATCCCTTTTGGACACGGCGCTAGACGGCCAAGTTTCGATAACTTTGTCCTCTGCGGGATCGTCAGGGTCTCCTAACGACTTACCCATTAGTGACGGGTCGGCGTCCAATGGTCGAAACCGGCTTGTTATTTTTGCCGATGGCTCTGATTTGGGCGCAACTGCGTATGTTCGCCTTACGCCTAACGATTCCGAAAAAATCATTTATGTTAGAAACGCGCTTTCGGGAAGCAGGTCGATATTACTGTTTCAAGGCACGTATAACGCGTCTAACGATTATGAACTTCCCGCAGGCAGTACGGCTGTAATTTATTTTAATGGCGGCGGCTCCGGGGCAGTAGCGGCCAACGTTTTTAACAACGCTTATTTTGATGGGTTGCGCCTTGGAAGTGTTTCTGTAACGTCGATCCTAGATGAAGACAACATGTCTTCTAATAGTGCGACAGCGCTTTCGACACAACAATCTATTAAGGCGTATGTGGATGCCCAAGTGGCCACGGCGGACACTTTGGCCGAAGTTCTGGCTATCGGTAACACCTCGGGCGGCACAAACCTTGTGGTTTCCTCGGGTGACGTAATTACAACCAATACCGTTAGCGAAACGAGTTCTGGATCAGGCGTCACAGTTGACTCTTTGCTTATTAAAGATGGTGGTGTAACTGCGGCCGGAACTTCCACTTTTGCGGGACAAACCATTAGTAATCTGGGGACGGTGACGACCGCCGACATCAACGGCGGCACGGTAGACGGCATTACGTCGTTGTCTATGCCGAGTGGCACCGTAAACATCCAAGCAACGTACCCTACCGGCACATCAAACGTAGGTTTTGGTAGCGGCACCTTTGCTGCTGTAGAAGCGGGGGCCACCCTCAACACAGCTATGGGTGTTAACGCCCTACAAGACTTGACTACGGGTGATGGTAACACAGCTATTGGGTATCAGGCCGCTCTTAACGCAACTACTGCCAATTATGCTATTGCTATCGGCCATAACGCAATTGGATTAGGTGTTCTTACCGGCACAGATAACACCGCTATTGGACGAGGCGCAGGTGCAGATTTAACCAGTGGCACCTACAACAACTTTATAGGTAATGGAGCAGGCGCTAATGTAACTACTGCCGATAACACTGTCGCTATTGGTAGAGATGCTATTGGTTTAGGTGTTCTTACTGGTGCCAACAATGTCGCTATTGGCTATGACGCTGGCTACGATTTAACCAGCGGCGCATACAATAACTTTACTGGTTATCGAGCAGGCTCCAGTCTAACAACCGGCAGTTACAATGTTGCATACGGCAGGAACACACTACTGAACTCAGTAAGTAGCAATTACAATGTCGCTATTGGTGACTCAGCGATTGGATTAGGCGTTCTTACTGGTAGTAAAAACGTGGTTATTGGACAACAAGCTGGCTACGATTTGACATCCGGTCACTCAAACGTCCTTACTAGCTATCGAGCAGGCTATAATTTAACAACCGGCGCATACAACTTCTTTAGTGGCTATCAAGCAGGCTTAAACGCAACTACTGCTTCTCAAGCAATTGCTATCGGCTATAACGCTATTGGCTTAGGTGTTCTTACTGGCACAGATAATATCGCTATTGGCAATCAAGCTGGCTACGACTTAACCAGCGGCACCTATAACAATTTTATGGGCTATGCAGCTGGCTGGAACGCAACTACTGGCGACCACAATGTCGCTATTGGTAGACAAGCGATTGGCTTAGGTGTTCTTACTGGTACAAACAACATTGCTCTTGGCTATCAAGCTGGCTATGATTTAACCAGCGGCACCTATAACAACTTTATGGGCTATCAAGCAGGCCATAACGCAACTACTGGCTCGCACAACATCCTTCAGGGCTTCCAAACAGGCGTTAACGCAACTACTGCTAGCGAGACAGTTGCTATTGGTAAAGCGACTATTGGCACAGGTGTTCTTACGGGGATTCGCAACGTAGCTATTGGCTCATCTGCGGGCCAAGATTTAACCAGCGGTCACACTAATGTCTTCGCTGGCTATCTAGCAGGCTCTAACGCAACTACGGGTACATATAACACTGCATTTAATCAGGCACTAACAGGTGTTCTTACTGGTTCACACAATATCGCTGTCGGCTTATATGCTGGCGAAGATTTAACCAGTGGAACTTATAACACATTCTTAAATAATTACGCAGGCGCTAACGTAACTACTGGTTCATACAACTTTATCAACGGCTGGCAAGCGGGCCTCAACGCAACTACTCCTTCTCATACAATTGCTATCGGTTATAAGGCAGTTGGTACGGGGGTTCTGACGGGCAATAATAACACCGCTATTGGGCAAAATGCTGGCGAAGATTTAACCAGCGGCGCTTCTAACAACTTTATGGGCACTAATGCAGGCCTTAACGCAACTACCGCTAATTATGGCATAGCTATTGGCGCTAGCGCAATTGGCTTAGGTGTTATGACGGGTACTGATAACACCGCTATTGGACGAAGTGCTGGCTACGATTTAACCAGCGGCACCTATAACAACTTTATGGGCCAAGCAGCAGGCGCTAACGCCACTACTGGTACCAGCAATGTTGCTATTGGTAATAATGCAATTGGTGGTGGTGTTCTTACTGGTGGTAGTAATGTCGCTATTGGTAATGCTGCTGGCTACGATTTAACCAGCGGCAACTACAACGTCCTTGTTGGCCTCCAAGCAGGCAGTAACGTAACCACCGGACAATACAACACGGTTCTCGGCTACCAAGCCGGATATAACGCAACTACTCCCAATTATACAATCGCTATTGGCTCTCAAGCGATTGGTTTAGGTGTAACAACTGGTTCATCTAATATCGCTATTGGCCGTCTAGCTGGCTACGATTTAACCAGCGGAGCCTACAACGTCTTTACTAGCTATCGAGCAGGCTATAATCTAACAACCGGCTCATATAACGTCTTTACTGGCCATCAAGCAGGCTCTAACGCAACTACTGCCAGTAATACTATTGCTATTGGTAAAGACGTAATATCGTCAGGTGTCCTTACTGGTGCCGACAACATTGCTATTGGGAATACTGCTGGCAACGATTTAACTTCAGGCACAAACAACATATTTCAGGGCTTTGGCGCAGGCGCTAACGCAACGACTGGTTCGCAGAATCTAGCTATTGGCTATCAAGCTATCAACGCAGGCATTCTCACAGGCACTGAAAACGTAGCCATCGGTCGTGAAGCCGGTAACGATTTAACCAGCGGTATACGCAACACCTTTATGGGTTATGGAGCGGGCGCTAACGCAACTACCGCTGATTATAGTATTGCTATTGGTCAGAGCGCATTGGGCTTAGGTGTCCTTACTGGGGATCAGAATATTGCTTTCGGTAACGGGGCTGGCTACGATTTAACCAGCGGCACTTATAACATCCTTCAGGGCTACCAAGCCGGATATAACGCAACTACTGCCAGTTATGCTATTGCTATTGGTGCTAATGCATTCGGCTTAGGTGTTCTTACTGGCACTGACAACACGGCTATTGGTCGTCTAGCTGGCAACGATTTAACCAGTGGCACCTATAATAATTTTATGGGCTATCGAGCAGGTTATGAAGTAACAACGGCAGATTATTCTATTGCTATTGGTTATTTAGCAATGGGAACAGGTATTGCCACTGGTACTGACAATACTGCTATTGGACAGGGTGCTGGTAACGATTTGACCAGCGGCTCCCATAATAATTTTATGGGTTATCGAGCAGGTTATAACGCAACAACTCCTGATGACACGATTGCTATTGGCAGACAAGCTTATGGCAACGGTGTCCTTACCGGCGACAAGAATATTGCTATTGGCCGTATCGCGGGTTTTGATTTAACCAGCGGCATTGCCAACTTTTTTGGTGGCTATAATGCAGGCGGCAACGCAACTGAGGGTAATTATAATATCGCTATCGGCTATTCAACAATCGGCGTAGGTGTTCTAACTGGAACGGACAATATCGTTATTGGCCGTCAAGCTGGTAACGATATCAGTAGTGGCAATTACAACGTCGTTGTTGGTTATAGAGCAGGTTACGAACTGACGACTGGGGTGGACAATACACTTCTTGGCGTACAGGCGGGTGATGTCCTAACGACTGGTAGCAATAACACCATCATTGGACACGATGCAGCCGCCTCCGCAGCAGATGTGTCTAACGAGATCACGCTAGGCGATGCGTCTATTGCGACCATCCGCGCTCAAGTTACGTCCATCACTGCACTGTCAGATCGCAGAGACAAGAAGGACATCAAAGACCTGTCCGTTGGCTTGGACTTTGTTAACTCACTGAACCCCGTTGAGTTCACTTGGAACATGCGTGACGGTGCTAAGGTTGGCCAGAAGGAAGCAGGCTTCATTGCTCAAGAATTGGATGAAGCGCAGCAGGACGCGGGTGTTGAAGAGCTTATGAACCTTGTGCTAAAGTCCAATCCAGACCGGCTAGAGGCCACACCGGGCAAATTGATCCCGGTCTTGGTTCGAGCCATCCAAGAGCTGTCTGATGAAATTAACATTCTGAGGGAGAAACTAAATGACTAACGACGAGAAAAAAACCATCACGGTCAACGACAAGCCTTACAATGTCGAAGACCTGAGCGAGCAAGAGATTGTTATGGTCAACCACGTGGCTGATCTGGACCAAAAGCTGATGGCCGCTCGGTTCAACGTAGATCAGTTGCAAGTCTGCCGGGACACCTTTGTTGGTATGTTGACTAACTCGCTTGAAAACCCAGCCCCCGCAGAAAAGGAGTAATATTATGTCCGAAGAAGAAATCGAAATGACAGCGGAAGATATTGCACGGCATTACAGTGCTTCAATGGACTCTGTAAACCTCATTAACGCGGTGCTTGCATCGCCTGACGACTACGCAGATGACCCCACAGTGCTTCAACGCAATATCGACCACCTCAAAGGCACCATCGTCCGTGACATCTGGACGACGGAAGACATGACGCCTTTCAATGATGCGATTGCGGCGGGTGAGGCTGCCTAAAACTAAGGCGATGTCCGCGCGACCTCTTTTCGGGTAATATAAGCGAATCGGTGCAATGCCTTTCACAAAACTTCAATTTAATCCGGGCGTTAATCGGGAAACCACTTCGTACACAAACGAGGGGGGTTGGTTCGATTGCGACAAAGTCCGTTTTCGATTTGGTTTTCCTGAAAAAATAGGTGGTTGGCAACGCACCAAATCCTTTTTCCTGGGGACTTGCCGCGCGCTGCACCCGTGGATTGCCTTGAATAGTTCTAATTATCTAGGTGTCGGAACGCACGTAAAATATTACATCAACGAAGGCGGCGGGTATTACGATATAACCCCCATTCGTAGTACGACATCTGCGGGCGACGTGACGTTTGTTGCTAAAGCTAACACTCTAAACGGAAGCGTTGGGTCGGAAGACACTACACTAACGCTCAGTAGTGGTACGTCCTTTCCCTCCAGCGGTGTTATTAAGGTCAACAGCGAAATTATCTTTTACGCGGCCCTTAGCGGAAACGTGCTTTCCGGTTTGACCCGAGGGTATTCTGATACGACGGCCGCCAGCCATTCTTCGGGTGCCGCGGTAACCTGTTCAACTATGTCTGTAACAGACACTGACCACGGCGCTTTGCAAAACGATTTCGTTACCTTGTCCGGAGCAACGTCTTTGGGTGACCAAATCTCCGCGAACGTGTTGAACCAAGAGTATCAAATTCGCGAGATTGTTAGCAGCAGCGTGTATTTAATAGATGCGCGCGAAGTTGCCACGGTTGCTGATATAACCACCGAAACCGGATATTCTCCGACCTTTGTTTTTGCCACAACTTCGGATTCTGGGAATGGCGGCGGATCGGTTGTTGGAGCGTATCAAATAAACACCGGTCTGGACACCACGGTCCTCGGAACTGGCTGGGGTTCCGGTTCTTGGAGCCGTGGAACGTGGGGTTCCGGCTCCAGCTTGCTTATCTCAGGGGACACTTTGCGGATTTGGAGCCACGATAATTTTGGCGAAGACCTGTTGTATAATGCACGGGACGCGGGGATTTATTACTGGGACAAAACTTCCGGCCTTTCCGCACGAGGCGTTGCGTTGTCCAGTTTAGTCGGGGCCAACACTACGCCCACAATTGCCAAACAAATTTTGGTTTCGGATGCGGATCGGCACATAATTGCTTTTGGGTGTGACCCCGAAGACGATATTGGCACTCAAGACCCCCTTTTAATACGGTTTTCCTCACAAGAAAGCCTTACCGATTGGGCTTCTACCGCCACAAATACGGCGGGTGATCTTCGTATTGGGTCCGGGTCAGAAATAATAACTGCGGTAGAAACACGTCAGCAGGTGTTGGTGTTTACGGACACGTCTCTGCACGCCATGCAATTTCTAGGGCCGCCGTTTACTTTTGGCATAACCACCATTTCTGAAAACATTACAGTTGCCGGTCCCCTGTCCGCCATTGCCGTGGAGGACATGGTATTTTGGATGGGAGAAGAAGAGTTCTATGTGTACTCTGGCGGCGTACAGAGGCTTCCGTGTACTGTACGAGATTATGTTTTTTCGGACATTAATTCCAATCAAATCGAAAAGGTTACGGCAGGGACCAACACGTCCTTTTCCGAAATTTGGTGGCTATACCCTTCGGAGACCAGCGAAGAGTGCGACCGGTATGTAATATACAATTACCAACAAAAGGTTTGGTATTACGGGACCTTAGATCGAACGTGTTGGCTAGACCGTGGCATTAACGCCTATCCTATAGTGGCTGGACCGGACCACTCTCTCTACACTCACGAGTTTGGTTTCGATGACGGAAGCACTAATCCTGCAACCGGGATTTCGTCCTACATTGAAAGCAGTCAAGTGAGCTTGGGTTCCGGCGACCGTTTTATGTTAGTAAGCCGTCTAATACCGGACATGACTTTCCGGGACAGTGTTAACGAATCTCCGACCGCCCTAATGACGGTTCAAGTCCGCAATTTTCCTGGCGGGAACTACACAAATACCACGGGGTCTACGATTCAAAAAACGGCGTCAGTTCCGGTAGAACAATTCACGGAAGACGTGTTTCTTCGCCTCCGAGGACGATCTATGGCTTTTAAAATCCAAAGCTCTGACACGGGTACTGCTTGGCGTTTGGGCACTCCCCGTGTGGACATGCGACCCGACGGGAGACGTTAATGTCCCGCAATCTGACGAAACCGTTTTTTCCAACACCTG